GCCATACGCCGTCATAATCGGAATGCTTCGATTATTAGTATGTGTGTTGGTTGGGTTGTTCTTGCACTTTTTGCTGAGGGTCTGCTTCGACTCGTTGGAGTAATTCCTCCACTATTGCCATGGCTCAAAATCGCATTATAATTATAGAATGGATAGGAGTTATCCTCCTATTCTTATTTGGTGTGACTATGATCTGCCAAGGTCATTTTATCTTCTATGGTAAATATGGTTACAAACACATAGAGCGTGAGAAGAAAAAAATGTCTGACGCTCGTAAACAAGTAGAAAATTTATTTAAACAATGAAAGTAGGAATGATCGGACTCGGACGGATGGGCGAAGGAATGTCTCGCCGTCTTATCAAAGCAGGACATGAAGTACACGGATTTAGAAACAACTATGAAAAAGCTTGTGAGCAATTTGAAAAGGGTTATATCAGTGGATGTACCACTTCTTTGGAAAACCTTGTTCAAGTAGTGCATCAAGGATCATCAATCTATGGTGAAAAATCAGGAGAGACTATTTACACTCCTGGAGTATTCATGATGGTTGTACCAGCAGAAACCGTAGAGGATACTCTCAATGACTTACTACGATATTGTCATGAAGGCGACATTATTATTGATCATGGCAATTCCAATTTTAAAAAAAGTAGACGCAGGGCGGAACGGCTTGCTAAGTTGGGCATCCAATATATTGACTGTGGTACTAGTGGTGGTGTTTACGGTTTGGAGCGTGGATTCTGTCTTATGGTTGGTGGCGGAAATACTGCAGTCTCCACTTGTGCGCCTATCTTTAGGGCACTCGCACCAGGCATCGGCGGTGCTTCCAGAACTAATCCTCTAGACTATGAAACATCTGCTGAGCATGGTTGGTTGCATTGTGGTGGACCTGGCGCAGGGCATTTTGTAAAGATGGTTCATAACGGAGTCGAATATGGAATCATGCAAGCATATGCAGAAGGATTTAATATCCTGCATGAAGCAAATACTGGCGCAGCATACGTTGCTGCAGGTGACGCTGAAGTTGCTCCAATGGATAACCCAGAAGACTATCAGTATGATATTGACGTTTCTGAAGTGGCTGAGCTTTGGCGTCGTGGTAGTGTGGTTGGTTCTTGGTTACTTGATCTTACCGCTGCTGTATTGCGCGGCGATCGAGAGCTTAGCAAATACGATGGGGGAGTATCAGACTCTGGTGAGGGTCGTTGGACTGTTCACAGTGCTGTGGATCTCGGTGTTCCAGCCCCTGTTATTACTACTGCTCTCTACTCCCGTTTTGAGTCTAGGAAACTCGGACGATTTGCAAACAAAGTCTTGAATGGTATGAGAGCAATGTTCGGAGGACATGACGTAAGGTAATGGAACATCTGTTAGGAAAAGCACTCATTATAGTTGCAATACCTTTTGTAATTGCTACAATTTATTTCGGTTCCAAAAAGGGTAACTACTATGATTCCAAACACTATAAGGGAAATGGAACAGCACACTAATGTCCAGTGTTGGAATTTTGTAATGTCATCCTTTGTCCGTTCTTATGGAATACATAAAGTGATGTCAAATCAAGATTTTCATTATCTTGCTTTAGAGTGGTCTGATGAGCACAATTATGTTTGTGACATTCACCTTGATGATTTAAAAAAAGTTGATGTTTATTTTAGAAACTACTATGAAGAATTTAAAATTAGAGATACAGATATTGAATGACCAGATTGCAATGCTTGAGGTTGAGAATAGTAGATTGAAATTGGAATTACAATCCTATAAAGAAGAATGGGCACATCCACAGTCATGTTTGAATAAAGAAGGTCCTTGGAAAAAATGGAAAGACAAATCATACTAAAATCATTATTACTTTTTACAGCGATGGCGTTGTTGATCACTTGGGGAGTGAATAATGCTTATCCTAATTAGAAATGTAATGGAAAGTCCATGGGGAGTAGGCACTCTATCTCTCCTCTTGGTGGTGGTTCCCATTATCGGAATGGACCTTGTGCATAAATATGGGTGGAAACATTGGGAACCTTTTAGTCGTCATGAACCTCCTACTCCGCCCACTAAATGATGTCAACGATGTAACTTGGAGCATCGTCATATCCCTCGCCATTCTTTTGGTGGGGGTTATTTATTGCATATATACTATAATGAAACTTGCATTTGAGGAACTAGAAAATGGGAGCGATGACACCCCCGAACAGGAAGAGTTGCTACAACTTCCGAGTAGTGGAGATCAACAGAGTTCTTGACGGAGACACGATTGATGTCACAATTGATCTCGGTTTTGACCTTTACAAGAAAGAGAGGGTCAGAGTTGCAGGAGTGGATACACCAGAGAAACGAACTAAGGACGCAGAAGAGAAGGCACTGGGATACGATGCCACCCACTGGCTTGAGGAGAAACTTGAAGGTGCTATCTCTGGCGACGATGAGCTTGTTGTTCGTACTGAGCTTGTTGGCGGTATGGGCAAGTATGGGCGTCTTCTCGGGTGGCTCTACATTGGAGACGCAGAACTCTCGCTCAATGAGCAAATGATTACCGAAGGATATGCTTGGGCATATGATGGTGGTACAAAACAAAAAGACTTTGAAGAGTTGCGCGAAATTCGTCGTGCCCACGGTACGCTAGTAGAATGAGCGCACTTTTTGTTTTTGTATTTGTAATCTTACTAGTAGTAGGAATGGAATCAACTTGGTCAGTAAATCAGAGAAAATAATATGTTAGATTTTGAATTGGATTTTGAAGACTTTACTATTATTCTAAATGCTCTTCATTACTATAAAAAAGTAGAAAAGCGAGGAAACTTTGTCAAGTTTGATGAGCAAAAAATAAACGATTTGCGTGACAGAATGTCTAAGCAAGTAACAAATTATTTTGGGTGATAATGTATGTCTGATGGTGTATATCTTGGCAATCCTAATCTAAAGAAAGCGAACGTTGCTATTCAGTGGACTGAAGATACCGTTGCAGAATTTATCAAATGTAAAGACGATCCAGTTTACTTTGCTAGAAACTATATTCAAATTGTTTCTCTTGATGAAGGTCTTGTCCCATTCAGGATGTATCCTTTCCAAGAAAAACTGGTAAGGAATTTTCATGAGAATAGATTCAACATCTGTAAAATGCCACGACAGACTGGTAAGTCTACGACGTGTGTGTCTTACTTGTTACATTATCTAATTTTCAACGATAACGTAAACATTGGCATTCTTGCAAACAAAGCATCTACTGCGAGAGATCTCTTAGGGAGACTTCAACTTGCATATGAGAACCTTCCTAAATGGATGCAGCAAGGTATTGTAGTTTACAACAAAGGATCGATGGAACTAGAGAATGGTTCTAAGATCATTGCTGCATCTACATCAGCATCTGCTGTTCGTGGTATGTCGTTCAATATTATTTTCTTGGACGAATTTGCGTTTATCCCAAACCACATCGCAGATCAATTCTTCGCATCTGTATATCCTACAATTTCTTCTGGTAAATCTACCAAGGTTATTATGGTTTCTACCCCACATGGTATGAACCATTTTTATCGTTACTGGCATGATGCAGAACGAGGTAAGAATGAATATGTAGCAACAGAAGTTCACTGGTCAGAAGTTCCTGGTAGAGATGCCAAGTGGAAAGCACAGACTATTGCAAACACGTCTGACCAGCAGTTCCGAGTTGAGTTTGAGTGTGAATTTCTTGGATCTGTTGACACACTAATCAATCCATCGAAACTTAGAAGTTTGGTTTATGAAGATCCAATCAAGTCTAACAAAGGATTAGATATTTACAATAATCCTGAAAAAGATCATGACTATATTATGACTGTGGACGTTGCTAGAGGAGTTGGTATTGACTACTCAGCATTTGTAGTGTTTGATATTACTACATTCCCCCATCAAGTTGTTGCTAAGTATAGAAACAATGAGATCAAACCAATGCTTTTCCCAAGTGTCATTCATGACATGGCAAAGGCATATAACGATGCATATATCCTATGTGAGGTAAATGACATTGGAGATCAGGTTGCTTCTATTCTAAACTTTGATCTTGAATATGAGAACGTTCTTATGTGCTCCATGCGTGGCAGAGCAGGGCAGATTGTTGGACAAGGATTCTCTGGTAAGAAGACACAACTTGGCGTCAAGATGTCAAAAGCAGTCAAGAAGATTGGTTGTTCAAACCTCAAGACAGTTATTGAAGATGATAAGTTACTCTTCAAAGACTATGAGATTATCAGTGAGTTGACCACATTCATTCAGAAACACCAGTCCTTTGAGGCAGAAGAAGGATGTAATGATGACCTTGCTATGTGTTTGGTTATCTATGCTTGGTTGATTGCTCAGGACTATTTCAAAGAGATGACTGACCAGGATGTCAGGAAGCGTCTCTATGATGAACAGAAGAATCAATTAGAACAAGAC